GTTCTCAGCAATGCCGCAGTCTGAAGCAATGGGCCGATCGCTTGCGCCGGTGTGCTGTTCTCGTTTCGCAAAATCCATTCATACGGCGCAAATTGCTCAGTGATTGCCCGAGCCTCTGCGTCACGCTGTTTATATGAGGTGATGCCCTTTTCGTAGTCGGCATCCCGCTGAGCAAAGGCTTGCTGTAACTCAGGCGGGGCTTTTTCCCAATGTTCTTTCAGCTCAAGGCGCAGGCTTTTGGGCATCTCAGCTCTAGGCTTGTCTGCCATCTGCGGCGCTTGGGTCTGGTCAGTCGGAAACTTAGGGGCAAACTTACCGCCCTCTCGAGGCTGGTTTGCGGCGTGTTTGCCACGGTTTGTCGGTGTCTTGGTTAGTGCCTCACGAATCGTGTCGGCTCTACTTTGCGGCTCGGCTGGCGCTGTTTGGGGCGCTTCGACCGCTGGGGTTTCGGGTGCTGGTGTATCTACTGTGTCGGGTGCGACAACTTCGTTTTCCATCACTTCATCCTTTTCATTTGTTCCAAAGTCATTTTGATCATCTCCTTGCGCTCAGGCATGGGACGGTTGTGTAAACGGTTTGCCATCTCTACGTTTAGGTTAGACATCTTAACAGGTGCAATCGGTGCGCCTGGTCGGTCAAACTCTTGTACGGTCTGCAATTGACCTCGCAGCCTATCTCGGTGCGCTTCTTTCTTTTTGTTCCACTCTTGCTGTGCATACTTAACGTCAGAATGCCCCATCTCGATTGAATCGGTGCGCTTGAGGTGGTCACGCCATTGCTTTCTGCCCTCAATCATTACGCCATCAGGTGACATGAATGGGGCAATGTCGCCCATGACCGTGGTGTATTCGCCAGATCGACCCTTAGACTTTTCGTAAGGCTCGCTTCCGTCAGATGGAAATACCCATGTTGTTCTCACATCATCTCCAAAATCATTGCAATATCTTCTTCATCACGTTTTAGCTTAACACGCACTTCAAGGTCTTTAACCCTTTGCATGAGCAAATCATAATCAATTTGTTTTCTGACCGCAACCTCTATTGTTTGCTCAGGCGCGGAAGTAATTTCTTCTCTGACCTCGGGCGGCAGACCAAACAGCGCTTCTTGCAACTTGAGTTTGCGCTGACCTTCTAGCTTTCGGTCTTTAGCCCATTGTGCATCGCGCTTTTTTTCGTCAAAGCCAAAGTGACCACCAAGCAAAATGTCCTCTACTGGCGTGGGTGCAACTCCAACGCCAATTGTGGCAAATGGCAGCTCCGCAAACGATGCGTAACCAAACATTTACGCCCCCCAAGTGGCAGATGGTGCGGCTGTCACCCATAAACTTGTTGCCGAGCTGTAAACCAATATATCGCCATTGTTTGGGTTTTGTGCCGACACATCGTGCAGCTCATCCATCTCGTAACCGTTTTGGATTCTGACCTCAATTGAGCCTTGATTAACATGGCTGCGGGTTACAACGCCCACATAAACCAAATGATTAGGCGCATATTGTTTGGTGGATGTGTATTCGCCAGCTACTGAAGAACTTAAATAAAGCTGTGTGCCAGCGGCATATGCAAAAGTATCCAGCCCCGCAATATCGCCAGCCAAAATTGCATAACCGTTATTGTTTGTTGAAATATCAGCCAAAACCAAACCAAGCGTTTGAGCAGAAGTGGAGTCGCCTGTTGCAAGGGCTTTGGTGACGGTAGGCTTGTTACCGGAAGCGCCATTGATGTAGACAACCGTTCCCTTGGTTAAAGTTTCGCCAGTTTCATTGCGAACCTCAGTAATCAATCTTGGTGAAGAATAAACCTTTGCCTCAATTTCAGAACCAGTTTGGTTAATTGTGACGCTACCATCATCCGACACAATAGAGGTTATTGTGTGTTCAGCAGGCAATGTGACAAATACATCCTTTGTGCCAGCCGCAAGATCAAGTTTTGAGCCTGTGGATGATGAAATTACGGTCGTTCTAGCTAGTGTCCCGCTAGAGTAAGTACCGATTCCCACTTCCCATTGAGCGCCGCCCGAAATGGTGTAGTAGGTCGTATTACCGTTACCAATGACCGCAAAAGACTGAAACCCTACAACCGAGCCATTTAGCGTAATCGTTCCAGTACCTGTTGAGGTGGTGGTTTGTCTTACCCGATCAGCAAGGGCTAGGCTCATGTGGTCTCCACGCCTATGACAAGACCGTCAGCACCCCTGATGACTTTCTTGGGTGCGGTGAGCCTTTGCATAGCTGCGCCAATGTTCTGCATTGATTCACCATGCAAGTTTGCCATGTTGTCGTGCAAGGCGGTTATTTTGTCCATTGCTTGAACAATTGTGCCGCCCAACTCATTGGTTATTTGTGCAGCCGCTGCTTCAACCACTGGTAAGTCGATGCCAGGGTTGCTACCAATCCTTGCCACCATGATCTTAGTCGCTGCGTCAAGTTCTGCTTTCCATCGTTCATATTCTTCTTTCCCTGCCATCTCTCTGGCTTTGATTTGAAGTTCATTGTTCTGCTTAACAGTCTCAAAATCGGCTTTCATCTGCGCCAATTGCATTTCGGCTTGCACCTTAGCTTGATGCATTTGCATTTCAAGCTGTGCCTGTGCTTGCGCCAATTGTGCGTCTGCTTGCATCTTCATCTGCTCAGACTGCGCTTGTGCTTGCATACGCATTTGTTCTGCTTGCTGTTCTGCTTGCATTTGTAGCATCTCGGGCGGTGGGCCAGGCTGTTGTTGAGCCGCTTGGTCTGCCTTGTCTTGCAAGGCTTTCATTGCCCTCTCGACCGCGCTCTCCAATCCCCGACCGGCTCTGAACCGGCGTACAAGAAATAACAACATCTCAGAGGCCATTGGCAAGGTCTCAGGCGCTTGGCTAATCATAGGGATTGCCTCACGCAAGAACAAACCGATAGCTTGGATGGCCTCTTGTGCGCCTTGCTTTTCTGCTTGCTCATCAATCTGAGCCAAGCTGTCAGCCTCAACCGCAATATGGAAGTCGCGAATGGTGCTATTAGATAGCATCTCCAACGCCGCTTGCAACATCTGCGGGTCTTGACCATCGGGCGTGTTCATCACGCCAGACATTTGCACAATCAGCTCAGGCGGGTAGAACTTACAGATAATTTGCGCTTTGAGCTTAAAGATGTCGGTAGCAAACTTAGCTACATCACCTTGGCTACTCTTTAACCGCAAGCTACCAAAGTTAGCTTTGAGCTGTTGAGCGCCAAGTGTTTCTTGGGCTTTGGACGATCCACGCAAGATGTCCGATATGCCCATAATTTCGTAGATCGACTGCTTGACTTGTTCTCTAGCGGCGTACAGCTCACGCAAGGTCACAATGATCTGCGAGGTGTCCATCATGTCGATAGCGCCCTTTAAGCCGCCTTTTTCCGACATTGCCGCCCATCCAGTTACAGGGAACAGTTTGTTGTCCACGCCCTCGCTGAACATCCGCGCCAACTCTTTGAACTCAGCATTGAACACGCCGACCGCTTTACAAGCCTTTGTCAGCAAGTAAATACGCTGCGTTAAGTTGTCCAGCTCTTGCGCCTGATCCTCGTACTCGCAGTAATCAGGTACAGGAATCATTGTGCCGGTGGTGGTGGTTGCCATCAACGGTTTAGGGCATGGGAAAAATTCTTCCAGCTCTAACGGGTCATCACGCTCATCTAATGCTTGTGGATAACCTTTGGCAATCCAACAAACCTTAGCCGTGCGCTTGTTCCAAATTTCATAGACCATTGCCTTTTTGTCATAGGTCATCTTGGCGGTCAATGGATTCTTGCCGTCCATGTCGGTGTTTGAGCTAGTCAGGCTGACGTTGTTGAATACGTCACCAAAGCGCTCTACACCCTCCTCCTTGGTCATGTAGACAGCTCGAGCCACCCACCACACCTCATCCCATGTGCGGGCGGGTGAATGCAAGAAGTCTGACCAATAGACGTAATCAATGGGGCTGTGAGCCGCATCAATGCGCTCTGTTGGGTCTTCAATCGTGTTGTAAACCTGTGATTCGTCTTGCTCCACACCCTCAACCTCGGGGCGGTCATTGACGATTACAGGCTCATAGCGTATCCATGCTGTACCGCGACCAGGCAACAGTCTGTCTTGCACCGCACCAGACATGGCAGCGTCAAAGTCACCGAATTGCGTGGTCTCGTACTCCATGACACGCTCAAGCATCGTAGAGGCCAATCGACCCACAGGGTCTTGATCCATGTACCGGCGTGAGACTTCGGGCTTGGCTTGGCGACCGTAGAGGGCAGGGAACAGCACTTGGATGTTTGACCACAGGATGTTGAACTTCATCCTTGGCATCTCAATGGCATCACGCTCATCCCGATACCGCTTGACAACCTTTAAGCCGCGCTTCTCCCATTTATCAAATATCTTGATGGCGGTTTCAATCTGGTCATGCCAGTACGGGCCTGGGTCTTCGCCCTCATATGCGCCGTTTTCTTCGTACATGATCAATTACCGCTAGAGAAGAAGAACGTCACATCTAATGTGCTGCCAATGGTTGCGTGTAGGCTAGACCCCACGTTGGCAGGAAATCGGTGAAACCCAACCGCAGGCGTGATCGTGCCGCTCATTACAGTACCGCTAGAGCCGCCATCTTTAAGCACCAAAGTGCCTGAACTTGTGCTGTTAACGTAAAAACCAATCAACTGGCAAGGGCCTGTGCTGACTGCGCCTGTGCTGGTGATGTTTTTATATCCACCGACTTCTGCTACTGGCTGGCTCATATTCGCTCCTCTTTATGTTGCATCTCATAATCCCACAGCTCATCCAATGTGATGGTTTGCAGGGTCTTGCCCTTGGGCGGTGTCTGATCTTTTGCTTCTTGTCGATAAGCTACTGCAAGCATTCTAAACGCATCTGCGGGGTGTGAGCACCAATCATGGCGCGGAGTTTGACGAAATGTTTTCTTATCTTCATCATATTCCCGCTGATATTGCCTTAACGCTTCCAACCCCTCATCGCATCTAGAGTCAAAGTAACAAATGGGCAGAATCA